GACTCAACCAAAACAACACACAACCACACAAAACGCACAAACTTGACTTGAGTCTGATAAGGAAACTCAGCAAAGCCCTGTACACCCATCAAGCAAGTATGACTGCTGTGCAAAAACTTTTTGACCAAATTAGCGACCCGAACACGAAAGCTGGCTACTCCAATGCTTGCTTTGAAGCGGCGCAACGGCGTCCAAAGAAAGCTATGGCTATAGCCCCTTTCTCCGTCACCACCCCAGAAGCTCTCACGCTTGAGCGCTTCGGCATCACCACCTCCCCTTTCGCCACCACTTCACACACACATGCTGCCGACAAAATAATTGAGAATGACTGCCTCACAATTATTGGCCACTATCTACCCAAACGAGAGGCAGTGACTCTTATCCAACTCAAACGCAGCAAAATTCATCTTCTGGGCAGGCAACCCAGTCAAGACAATTTCCAAAATTATTGCCACGAGCCAAAGGACGTACTTAGGTACGGGATCACCCACCCAAACTCTTGCCCAGTCGTTAACACAGAATACGCTGTTCTGGCGGATACCTTACACTTTATGTCCCCTAGACAGCTGTACCACTTATTCAGCAGAAATCCAAAGCTAGAGCGCCTCTTTGCCACGCTAGTACTACCAATTGAAGCTCAGCACAGGCTACCGAGCTTATTTCCTGATGTGTACAGACTGGAATATTATAAAGACCATTTTGCTTATATGCCCGGAGGTCACGGTGGCGGTGCTTACGTACATTCTTACGGCACTCTCAAATGGCTAGACACGGCTCAAGTGGGCCCCGTAGATTACACTAAATCTTCAATCACCAACCCATGGCCCATAACCGACTATCTTAGCATAGAGAAGATTGAAACCAAAGCAGCGCACCATATAATGTTCATACAGCGCACACGGGCTCAGGTTGATTGGCCACTGCCGCCCATATGGGTCTACCACGCCTCAGAATACGTCAAATTACCCCTCATATTCTACCCCCCAGAGGCCAATGTACAGAAGACGTACCCCCACACCCTCATCAAGAGAATGCAACTGTATTGCTTCTCAGTCAAAGCCGTATCACTAAGAGACATCTTTGCTAAGCTTCGGCAAGTCATTGAGACACAAGAACTTGTTCGCTACTCCATGGCAGACCTCATCAGGCTAGCCAACTACTTCCTGTTCATCACGGGTATGAATCAAGTCAGCGACTACGAATCTCCACTGCTCGAGAATTTATTCGGGAAAATGTGTGCTTCAATCCGCATGAGACTCAGAACTTTCTTCCAAAACCTGCTTGGCAAAACATCTTACGCTGCCCTGCTCACGGTGACGGATGTCATTCCGGTCCACTTCACTACCCAGCCCAAACGCAGAGAGGCTGTCGGCGAGCTATGGTTTCAGGAGCCCAAATGGAGCGTAAGCACGATGACCCAACCCCGCAAAGAACATCACCGTCTCCAGATGACCTGGACCTTGCTAGCGTGGTTTCACCAACTTGAGAGTTCGGGCTCCATGTCAGAACCCTGTAATAATTCCGAGTCCACGCCACAGCGCACAGCAACCAGCCAACAGAAAGCGGCCAAGTTAACGACCTCACAGAAACACAACAGGCGGACGGACCAAACGACGATGAACCCACAATACCCTCCGCTGATGTTGACGATTGCGCCGATGATGCCTCGACATTCTCTGATGAAGAAGACGATTGCGACTCCATGCCGGACGCTCGAAGAGATTTCAGATCTTGACTTAGATGATTTTGATGACCTGCCTAACGAAGCTTCAAACGAACCGCCGAGCGCTAATGAGCAATCCCCGGACAATCATGCTGAAACAACCACGAGAGGAGTGTTTCCTTGCGAGTGCGGCACCGAAATCACAGTTAACTCCTTTGGTCGAGCGATAGAAGTTGCAGGCGTAAATCTGACCGACCACATGAAAGGCAGGCTCGCTGCCTTCTACTCACGGGATGGCCAAGGCTACTCTTACACTGGCTACTCGCACAAATCGCAAGGCTGGTTAGAGGGTCTTGACAAGCTGATCGAAGCATGCGGTGAAAAACCTACCACCTACAACCAGTGCCTGGTACAGAAATACGAGCAAGGCTCAAGAATAGGTTTCCATAGTGACGAGCAAGCTATATACCCAAAAGGCAATAAAATCCTCACCGTGAACGCAGCCGGCTCCGGAACATTTGGCATTAAGTGTGCAAAAGGAGAAACCACCCTGAATCTCGAGGATGGTGACTATTTCCAAATGCCAAGCGGTTTCCAGGAAACTCACAAGCATAACGTCGTGGCAGTTACACCTCGCTTATCCTTCACTTTCAGATCGACCGTCGTGAATAGCCAAAAGAAACCCGCAGAACCTGAGAAGCTGAATCAAAACAATGCGTGTCCAAAACCCTCAGATCCATCAAACGCATCGGGCAAGCAGCACAAGAAAACCCACCCTGCCAAGGGCAACGAGAAGTCTTCTTCACCAAACCTCGAACCCCTGGACGCACCTACCGTTGAGATTCTCAAGCTCCACGGCTTCACTGCCCTCACTCCCCAACATGACGGCACATGCCAAATTCGCCCTGTTTATTTCAACAAAGACATTCACTTGAGGCGAAAAGCAGTTAAGACTGACATGTCCCCACCAGCCAGGCCATTCTTTGACTTAGCTACATCTCTCCACCGAGGCATTTATACGCACAAAATCGACAACCGTAGAGCTACGGCGTACATGTCTGACGTCAAGAATAACCTCACTGGCTTAGTCCTCCCTAAATTGGACCGTGACTTGCTGAGTTCTTGGGTAGCGCTTGCTGAGACTACCACACGCGAAGTTGCCGTCCTAGCCATTCATGGAGCAGGAGGAGCTGGTAAGAGTCGAGCTCTACAGGAACTGCTGAGATCTTCCCCAGAACTAGCCGACAGCATCAATATCGTGGTACCAACTATAAACCTCGCTAACGACTGGAAAGCCAAGTTACCACAAATGGACCCTCGTAGAGTCATGACCTTCCAAAAAGCTTGTGAGAGAGAGTGCAAATCAGTGACGATTTTTGACGATTACGGCAAACTTCCTGCAGGATTTGTGGACGCGTACCTTGCTATCAAGGTGAACGTCGAGCTGGCGATACTGACTGGAGATCAACGCCAATCCACCCATCATCAAGAGCGTGAATCTCAAATATCGTCACTTCAAAGTAACATCGCCCAGTTTTCAAAGTACGCAGATTATTACCTCAATGCCACTCATAGGCAGCCCAGGCGACTCGCTAACCCTATCAAAGTACACGCTGAGCGGCAATTGGGGGGGGCCGTGCTCAAAGCCAACATTGTGCCAGATCTGGCCATGGTACTCGTGCCTGCATTCCGCAGCCAGTCACTTTTGACGGACTTAGGCCGACACGCCATGACTTACGCCGGCTGTCAGGGGCTCACACTTAATCACTTGACGATCATCCTAGACAAGGACACCCCTTTATGCTCTGACGAGGTGCTCTACACGGCATTTTCCCGTGCCTCCGAGTCCATAACCTTTGTGAACACCCACTCTGATAACCCTGCTTTCCTGGCCAAACTTGATGCCACCCCATACCTCAAGACTCTGATATCATGGGTTAGGGAGGATGAGGAAGCTGGCGCCGATTGTCCCGCTACTGAACCCCTCGTTAAAGATGTGCCCACTAAGACACATATACCCGTAGCCAATGACAAGGTGCAACTCGAGGGGAAGATCGAGGCCATGGAGGACAAGGACACCCGAGAGCTATGGTCAGGAGAAGAAAAGACCAATCTGATGCAAACTCAGGACCCGGTTGTGCAGCTCTTCCCACACCAACAAGCAAAGGACGAAGCTCTGTTCAAAATAACAATTGGTGAGCGCATTCGTATGGCAACGCCTGAGCAAAACGCTAAGCAGCTACGACACACACTCAATGCCGGCGATCTACTCTTTGAGGCGTACGCACAGTTCATGAAAGTGCCCAAGGAAACGCAGCCCTTTGACAAACGTTTATGGACTCATTGCCGTCAACTAGCTCTGCGCACTTACCTCTCGAAACCTACATCTAACCTTCAACAAGGGGCCAGACAGGACCCTGATTTCCCAGACAATGCCATCGCCCTATTTAACAAATCGCAATGGGTCAAGAAACTTGAGAAAGTTGGCGCTCGGTTCAAAGCTGGACAAACGATATCAGCTTTTAAACAGGAAGTGGTACTTCTAACAACGACCATGGCACTTTACCTCAGAAAGAAACGAGAGCAACACCAGCCCGACAACGTTTTTATTATGTGTGAAAGAACCCCTGAACAATTCAACGCTTTTGTAATGACTAAGTGGGACTTTGACCGACCCAACTACACTTCGGACTACACACAATATGACCAATCTCAAGACGCCGCTTTCCTTAACTTCGAAATAAGGAAAGCGCGACATTTAGGTGTGCCCGAAGATGTCCTCTCTTTCTACAAGTTCATTAAGACTCATGCGAAGACCTTCTTGGGCAACTTGGCCATTATGCGTCTCAGCGCCGAAGGGCCCACATTTGACGCCAACACAGAGTGCAATATTGCATATGACGCCCTCAGATTCAGGCTTGGAGACGACGTTAGGGCCTCGTACGCCGGTGACGACCTGGTAAGAGACAAAGCATGCGAAGAACGCGCCGGCTGGGTTTATTCTGAGAGTTTATTCAGTCTCAAAGCTAAACCACTCGTCACAAACAAACCTGACTTCTGCGGCTGGCGACTCACCAGACATGGCATTGTCAAATCGCCCATCCAACTCTACCAATCGTTGCAACTGGCACTCAGACTTGGAAAAATTGACGAGGTTAAGCGAAGCTATGCTATCGACTATCTGTTTGCCTACCGCCTGGGCGACAAAATATACGACATCTTCGACGAAGACGAACTAGAAAAACATCAGTTGGTGACTCGGACCCTCATCAAGAAAGGTATGCAACCTCCTGAGTCGGGCAACCACCTTCCAATTTTCCACATTACATCTGATCGATTGATTAGAGATCCAGACGCAGTGAAAGTCCAGTCATACGAGTGCGACAGGATCCTACTGAAGCAGCCACACATCATTGATGATTATATACCTGCTGGCACTCAACCCCGTAATACGGAACACCCAGCTTCTGCAGATCGTCGAGACATGACCAGAGCGTGCAATCTATCGGCTGAAAAACTTGCCTTTGGGGGAAACACAATCAACCACTTATTTCGAACATCTTGGGAAGGTCGTTCCCCTCTCTCGAACTAACTGTTCAACCACTAATTAACTAACCCCTTAGCATTAGTTATGTTTTATAGGTGTTTGAAATGAAGACTGACCTCCTACTACAAATACTATCTAACAATAATTTCACACGCACGTCAGAACCGATCAAAGAGCCTCTCATAATACACGGTGTGCCTGGTTCCGGCAAATCCACCTTAGTGAGAGCACTAGTTACTTACCGATCCACTGTCGCCTGCACACTTGGAGCACCTTACGGCAGTAACCTAGCATTCCCAGGGGTCACATCTCCTGGGCTCACACAATCTCTGACAGACCACGAGACCAGAATCCTTGACGAGTACCAGTTAGGCACGGAATCCGACTTGAAACCATTCAACGTTCTGGTAGGCGATCCATTCCAAGGTAACCTGCACCTCAAGGCCCACTACGTCAAGAGCTTTTCACATCGTGTACCAAGAATCATTTGCAACTTTCTACAGTCACTCGGGTACGAAATTGCGGGATCCAAACCCGGCGAGCTCGCACAACTACCAATATACGGCCCCAACCCTTCTGGACCAACCGGCCAAGTCCTTCACCTAGGACCTCTCTCCCGCAGGCTCACTCAAAGCCACGGTGTCTGCTCCAAACTCCCATCTGAAGTTCAAGGACTCGAGTTCGAAGAAGTCACTCTCGTGTATCACTCCTCTGAGTTTGAGCGCAACCGCGTAGGTTTCTACATTGCCGCCACTCGAGCGCTTGGAAGACTAAATCTAATCACCGACACAACATTGGAGATCCCACATGAGCTTTGCCCCACCTCCTGACTACTCAAAGATTTACCTAGCCCTAGGCTGTGGGCTCGGTCTCGGATTCGTTGTCTACGCTTCTCGGGTCAACCACCTACCACACGTCGGCGACAACACTCACAATCTGCCCCACGGAGGCCAGTACTGTGACGGCAACAAGCGTGTGCTCTACTCAGGACCCAAATCTGGATCATCACCAACAAACAACCTCTGGCCTTTCATTACGGTTATTGCGCTCACCCTGGCTATACTTCTCACTAGTTGCCCTCGCCGCCGTGTTTGCATACGCTGTTCTCAACATCATTAACGGGACGACTCAAGGGTGCCTTATTACCATCTCATTCGATTGGAGCAAGCATGGTAATTGTCACGACCTTCCACATTGACGCAGCACGAGACCGCATCATAAATTGTGTTAAAGATGTCAGGAACATTGTCACTAATCAAGTCGTGCCTGCCACTCGGAAATTGGGATCCATAGAGACCACATTAGAGAATTTCAGAACAGAAACCATCGGTGGGTTCACAACCATCTCCGACTGTGTGTCTCTACTCAGGAATTTAAGATCCGAGACTACCCGCAACTTCAACACATTACTCAGCCGCACTGCTGAACCAACAGGCCAAGCACAAACCCAACTGCGTCAAGGCTTTGATGAGCCAGACGGCCACAAGAGCGAGCAAAGAACTTTCTTCTCAAATTTGGATACAGCCCTGAATGCCACACAAGCGCTTCTTAACCACGTACCCCCGGCTAGATACACGCTACCTCCAGCACCGTTGCCCGTTAATGAGTCGTTTGGACAATTGCACGCCTTGCACCTGAACACATTGGAATGGCTGACGCACATCAATCATAACTTGGACTCCATGCTTAACATGCTCAACCCTGCGAATCTAATGTCCCAAGGCACTCCACTCAGCCGTTTGAAAGACGCAGTCCGTACTCTCACACAAAACATGAATACTATCCAGTCGGATCAACAGAAGATTCTAGCGTCCACTTCAGCTACTAACCACTCAGACATTCTGCGCAAGTTGGAATCATTAGATACAGGCCTAAAGCAACTCGGAATCAGGCTAGACGTAGTTGTGTCAAGCCTCAACAACATGAGCGAACGACCGCCCACTCCTTCACATGACACCGCAAGCTCATCCACATCAACAGACCCAAATCCGTTACCACCATACCAAGCGGTTCACCCCAGTCTATTCTGCCGTACCTATGGCAATATCCTCTACAACGGTATCGACTCTCGCATTCCGATGGATGTGACGGGCCGGCCAGCCAGCACTTCCCTTAAATTAACCATTACTGTTGAATGTAGCGAACAAAACACAAGAGTTAACTTCACGCTACTTGACGATGGATACATCCTGCTGTCTGATTCCATTGAGACCAAACACAAACTTCAACACATCCCAAGCGATTGTTTATCCTTAATACATGCCAGATGCCCCAAATTTGTTTACAAATTTAGGGGTGAAGGTCTGTGTTAAGTTGTCGGGTAGCTCGAAATACAATGAACGAAGAGGATTTGAATCGTTTGAATGCATCAGGGGACCTCAACGGCGCCAATAATCAACGAATCCCGGCGGGACCATCCGGCGTCAACCAGCCAATCCCGAGCGTAACCGCAGGTGGTCAAAATCAATTCAGACCCTCGGGAGGACTTGGCAACCAAGGCTCACGCCCCACTGAATCGAGTAATCAGGATGAACTATTGCCCACTGAAGCTGAGATTGAAGCCATCACTAGCGACGTGGAGTCCAATTCCGTAGCACCCAAAGCCACCATTCGCGAAATCCTGGACACCTTACAAGCTAAGAGGCAAAACGCCACCCCGAAAGATCTATTCTCATTAGCCTGGGCCTGCTACCACAATGGATCCTCAAGGTTCGTGAACTTGAATACTGACGCCCCTTGCGGAATAACGCACGCAGACTTAAAGACCTTGTGGAAGGCTTCTGCGACGCTCAGACAGTTCTGCAGCTACTACGCTAAATCATGCTATGTTTCAGGGAAACAGCAGAAGAAACCTCCTGCTAACTGGTCTCGAAAAGGATATCCTGAAGAGGCCAAGTTTGCCGGCTTTGATTTCTTCAACGCAGTGCTGAGTGAGTCTTCCCCAGCTCCACCGGGCGGAATGCGGTTCAAACCCACGCAAGCTGAAATTCTCGGCCACTCAATGAACGCTAAAATGTCCATAGTCGAGTCCCGCCAATCATCGCACATGGTTTCAACTAGAGCCGACCTCCTAGGCCGCCAACAGATTAACGAACAACCCAAGCCGCCGATGATAACTTTCTGATGCATCCCCACGATCTAAATCTTCTTTGCTGCCTACATTTCTCGAAACCTTCCTTGCCCAACGACCTCAAAACTCTCCTTTTCCGTGCTTGTGAGACTAGCTGTAAATTAAACCGTAGATTATTAGACAATAAGCCTTTCCAAGGCACCTCTAAGTGTGCTAAACGCCGCAGAGCAAAACGTTATAATAGATGTTTTGACTGTGGTGCCTACTTATATGATGATCACGTGTGCAAACGCTTTACGAGTCGCTCTAATTCTGACTGTTTGAGTGTCATCCATCAGGGCCCTGCTAAGCTATATGCTGAAGGGGCTTACCGAGCAAACTCAGACGCCGAACAGTTAATTATGAACGACATGCTATTAATTAAATCTCTTAAATTATAAGGCTTGGCCCAAGCCTCCCACTGGGTTTACAGGGCTCTGGACGTGACCAAAGACACTCACGATTGTTGATATAGCTAAACTTACTCTGCTACAACATTTGTCCCCGCGACAN